AGATATAGCCAATGAAAATAAAACTGATACAGCACAAGAAGCCAAACCTTAATATCTGCATCCTGGGAATAGACGCCTCTCTTACTCACACTGGGCTTGTCATTCTCAATCCCGCGAACGAATTAATTCACGCCGAAACTGTCTCTCCTAAAACAAAAGGCACTCAACGATTGATTGATTATGGTCAATATGTTGAGGACTTTCTTTATAAATACGAACCTGCAATAGCTGTGATGGAAGGTTATGCTTTCACGCCGGCTGTTGGTCACGCATTTGGTCTTGGGGAGCTTGGTGGGATAATTAAATGCGAACTGTGGAAGCATGGTGTTCCTGTTCATATTGTGGCCCCAATGAGCTTGAAGAAGTTTGGGACTGGTTCTGGGAAAGGCGACAAGAATAAAATCATGTTGAGTGTGTACCGTAAATATGGGATTGAACTCAAAGATGATGACCAGACTGACGCTTTTATACTCGCTCAGATTGGTTTACGAATTTTGCAACAAAAGGCTGGGAAGATACCTACCGATGTTCCGAAGTATGAACGAGAGGTACTATCTGTGGTCTTAAAAAACGAAGCGACATAGAACTTAGATACGGCCCCTTCGAAATATAAGAGGGAGCTTACAATGGCTGAAACAATTACGCTTAAGGTAGCTGCGGCTTCAAACTCCGCGAAGGTAGCAACTTCTGTGATTAAGAATATGCAGGAGGGACGAGATGTAGAGACTCTTTCTATTGGTGCTGGTGCGATGAATCAAGCGATCAAAGCAATTACGATAGCACGAGGATTAGGGGCTCTGATGGGATGGGATTTAACGATTCGACCTGGGTTTGTTGATTTATTAATCAACAACGAAACGAAGACCGCAATTCGATTAATTGTGTTGAGATAATGGACAAGAAGATACTCGAAGTCTTTCAAGATTATAAACAGGCCAATTTGTTCAGCGAGGATAGGTGTACTGTTTGCCCTAAACCTTGCTGCACATTTGTCCAGCGCGAATTCAATAGCACGAACTTCTTTGGTGATAGAGTGCCTGAATATGACGCGCCAAAAGCATGTCCTGATTGTTTCAAAGCTGGACCGAATGGGGTGGGATTGGGATGCACGATATATGAGCGACGACCAATTGATTGCATGTCCTATCCATACTTCCCATGCATCAAGGATGGATTGTTTGTTGGGCTGTGGATTTGCTTGAGATGTTCTGGGGTTCCTTATCTGACATTTGAAGGATTCAAAAGCACGAAAGAATTGTGGCATCGAGCATTCGGTGTGTTCCCTAAATTATGGAAAGACGCAGTTGATATGAACAAGATATGTTGGGAGGTGTGGAAGACTGAGTTCAATTTAATTCCCGCCTATTTCAATGATTACGAGTCTACAAAGGAGTGACATATGCCCTATCAAACGATGGATGAAGCATTGGGAAATAAGAAGGTAGAGATTTATGACTTGGATTTTAAGAAAGACTTGACTCTCTTAGAGAATACGGTCGATAAACCTTTTCGCATTTCATTGGAATGCACAGAGGTATCTACATTCTGTCCACTCACAAAAGCTCCTGACTTTGGGAAATTATTGATTGATTACATTCCGACGAAATGGATTGTTGAAACGAAAGCTCTTAAAGAATACTTGGTTAAATTTCGCGATAAAGACATGTTTCAAGAAGAAGTGGTTAATCAGGTATGCAGCGATTTATTTGATGTGATGAAGCCCTATTCTATTCGCGTTCGTGGTGAATTCAATATGCGCGGTGGAATTATAGAAAGAGTCATAGCACTTAGAAACCAGGAGGACTTAAACAATGCCCAAAACCTCGACGAAAACCTGTACCCTGATACTCTCGGGTGGATTGGATAGCGCAACTTTACTCGCTGATTTATACGACAAGAACTATCATATTCACGCCATTACGTTTGATTATGGTCAGAGACATCGACGAGAGATTACTTGCGCAAAGAAATTGGTCAAGCATTTCAATGATGTGAATGGGAAGATTACGCATCAAGTAATTGATTTGACATCCCTCAAATTAAATAGCCACCTCACAGATAAGAGAAAGGCTATTCCTCATGAACATTACACGCACAAGAATCAAAAGCTCACCATTGTTCCCAATAGAAACGCGATTATGTTGTCAATTGCTGTTGGTGTGGGATTGAGCAGAGATATAATTGATGTGTTTTATGGGGCTCACTCGAATGATTACGCGATTTATCCTGATTGCAGAGACACATTTGTAAAGCCATTTCAATCCGCGATGAGGTGGGGGAATGAGCGCAATATCACAATACACGCGCCCTTTATTAATATGAAGAAGAGTGCGATTGTGAAGCTGGGAATTAAGCTTGGTGTGCCCTATGATTTGACGCACACATGCTATGAAGGCACTTATCCTGCATGTGGAAGATGTGCTTCATGCCAAGAGCGACTGGAAGCTTTCTGTATTAATCACGCGACAGACCCAATTAATTATAGGAGATGAATTATGTTTTATGCTGAAGTTGAAGATGAAATAGACGCTGGACATTTTCTTAAGCTGCCATACCCATCGAAATGCAATGGACAGCATGGGCATAGATGGCGCATCAAGGTATTTATTCTGGCAGAACAGATTAATGAGTTCGGGATGATTGTGGACTTCACCGCAATAAAAGAAATTGTTAATAAGTTCGATCACCAGAATCTTAATAAAATGGATGAGTTCAAAGATTTGCAGCCGACTGCTGAGAACTTCGCTCGCATCTTGGCATTCTACACGCAAGAGAAGCTGGACTTGGAGATGAATAGACCTGTGTGTTGGGCTGTGGAGATATGGGAAACTCCCAATAATAAAGTTCGTTGGGAGATGCAACAGGAGGAAACTGCTGGTGAAAAGAGCAATCCTTAAAAGATTCTGGGCTAAAGTCGATTTTCATGGTCGATGTTGGGTATGGCTTGGATCACGCACATATAATGGGTATGGAGAATTTCGCATAACACATACACATAAAATATTGGCACATGTTTTTACTTATCGACTCTTTTGTGGAGCGAAACCAAAAGGAATGGATGTGTGTCATCGCTGTGACAATCCTTCATGTGTACGCCCATCACATCTTTGGATAGGTACTCGTTCAGATAACATGAGGGATGCTGCAAAGAAAGGACGCATCTGTGGCAATAATCATTGGACTTCCAAATTAACCTCACAAGAATTGAAACAGATATTTGGAAAGAAACAAGAGGAGGCAGCGAAATGAGACAAGACTTAACAGACATCACAGTTGTATTGGATAGAAGTGGTTCTATGGCCACAGTAATAAACGACACGATTGGTGGATTCAATAAATTCGTAGATGACCAGAAGAAAGCTTCTGGTGCGGCTAATTTCACATTGGTGCAATTCGATACTGAATACGAATTTGTCCATCGCGCAATTAATATCAAAGATGTGCCTTCATTGGTGTTTCAACCACGAGGAGCAACTGCACTCTTGGATGCTATTGGTAAAGCCATTGTTGAGACTGGAGAACGCCTCGATAAGATGCCTGAACACGATAGACCGAGCAAGGTTGTGTTTGTGATTATTACCGACGGAGAAGAGAACTCATCGAAAGAATATAAAAAGGCTCGCATCAATGAACTTATCAAGCAGCAATCAGAGAAATATCAATGGCAGTTTGTTTTCTTGGGCGCGAATCAAGACGCATTGAAAGAAGCAGACAGCTTGGGGATTAGTACAGCGAATGCGATGAACTTCTCTGCGACTGCTGTTGGTGTGAAGAATTCATTTAGCGCGACTTCTCATAACTTGGCGATGTATCGCTCAGGTGATGTGGTGAACATGGCTTATTCGCAGCATGACCGCGATGAAGCTGTGGAAGCAACATCTTCATCCAGTTCCAAATGATCTCAGAAGAGTTCTTTCGCATATGCAGAGAGGTAATTGAATCCGATATATTCAAGGCCGCTATTATTGGTGGCATTATTGGATTCATTTTTGGGAGATTGACTGATTGAAGAAATATCGCATCAATGAAATTTTCTATTCGATACAGGGTGAAGGTGCCAGAGCTGGAACTGCTGACATCTTCATTCGGTTTTCGAACTGCAACTTGCGCTGTGTGAAAGAGAAGGAGGGATTTGATTGTGATACTGAATTCATATCAGGACGGGATTACTTATTGGACGACTTGTGCGCCGAACTCAAACACTTCGAGTACTGCCACAACGTCATCTTCACAGGAGGAGAACCAGGATTACAACTGGATGATGTCCTCATCAACCGTCTCAAACGAGATGGATACTATCTCGCCATTGAAACCAATGGCACAATTGCCCTCCCTGAAGGACTTGATTGGGTCTGTGTCTCTCCGAAGACCGCTGAACACACGCTTAAGGTTACCAAAGCCAATGAGGTCCGCTATGTACGCGCACATGGCCAGAGCATACCGAAGACAATGATTAAAGCTGATTACTTTTATATCAGTCCTGCATTTGGCGCAGATGGATTGGATAGAAAGACGCTTGATTATTGTGTTGGCCTTGTTCTTCAGAATCCCACATGGCGATTGTCTGTGCAGCAACATAAATTTTGGGGATTACGATGAGTGAAATAGTGACTGAATCGCAGAATATAATAACGATTCGCATTGGTAGATTTCAATTGCAATTCTCAAAGATTACACGCGAAGGTGGGATAGATTTACTGAGAGAAGTCTTGATGAATATATTTAAGAAGGATAAAGATAATGCCAAGGATGCCTGAGTTTCCATACAAGCCTCCAATGCCGAAACCAACATACGATATAAAGAATAGCCCTGTTCGCTATATCAGCGAGAACATGAGCCTGATAATCCGACGAGAACCTGGATTCAGGCCTGTTAATTTATATCCCTATGATGTGTTGGTTCTGCCAAACGAGATTGGGCATTACAATGGGACACGAATCATTGTGCAATGAGGAGGCTTCTATGAAGATTGTGAAATGGGCTGAGGTTTTTGAACGATTAAAGAACGCGCCTGAAGGAAAGCTTTATGGCATTCCTAGAGGTGGAGCTGTTGTGGCTGGAATGACTGGTAGAGCTGTAGACACATGGGAAGAAGCTGATGTGATTGTTGATGACATATTGGATACTGGCTCAACGAAAGCTCAATGCGATAAAATATATGGCAAGCCATTCTGGGCATTGATAGATAAACAACGCGAGCAGATAAGTGAATGGGTGCAATTCCCTTGGGAAATTAACGACAAATATAAATAATATGGGCGACGAAAGAACAAAAGCAAACATCGCTGAATTAGAGCGCAGAGGTTATAAGATGTTCATTGACCAAGATGTGAACGAAAACTTCTGGAAGAAAGGAGAACGCATTGTGTCTATTCATACTGTGCGCTCATCTCCTTCTGAGTATTTTCTGTCGATATTAAACAAGAAAGAAGAATTTGTGTTTGAGGTGCTGTGATGTTGATGTTTTTCTCTGGTGGCGAAAATAACGAACACATCAAGAAGATTTTGGCTGGTGGGGCCAAGAATATTCTGTTGAGTTATTATTACATTAGACAGAAGCGCATACAGAATCCTGTGGCTTTTGAACTCGCGACACCTGACATGAAATTCATGATTGACTCTGGTGCGCATACAATTCAACAAGGTGATGTGAGTGGAGGCAATCCAGAACGCTTTTACACAAAATACTGTGAGGAATATTTGGCTTGGGCTCTCAAGAACAAAGACAAGATATTCTCTGTGGTTGAATTGGACATTGAAGAAAGCACATCACTCGCGCTTGTTAAAAAATTACAGACGCGATTGTTTGAGCCTTTTGAGAAAGAAACAGGCATACCAGTTATCTATGTGTGGCATAAAGAACGAGGTTACGATGGCTGGGAAGATATGTGCAAGCGACACAAGATGGTTGGTCTGCCTGATGATATCCCTGGTGAACGCTTTAGACAATTTATAAAGATTGCAAGCAAATATGGCGCGAAGGTGCATGGGTTCGCGATGACCAAACCTGATATATTAATGAAGGCTCCATTTTATACTGTGGACTCGACACGATGGCTGACTGGTGAGCAATATGGCTGTCTGTTTATTTGGTGGAAGAGGACGCTGATTGAACTGCGCAAAGATGACAAGCAATACCGCAAACGCTATAAGACTTATTTCGAGCGCATTGGATGTGACTGGAAGAAGATTGAAGCTGAAGATAATTATGAGGTTGGAAAGGCCAATGTTATCGCATGGTTGGAATGCGAGAAATACATCAACGAACGCACAAAGAGCCAGCAATGGTGGGAAAAGAAAGACTCTCACATGACTGTGAAAGAACTATTGCCTGAAGCGCAAAAGAAGAAACCTGATACGGTTTCTGACACTTCCGACCAGGTGGAGCCTGAAGAGGTAGTCCCTCCAAAGACTGAAATCGCATCAAATGGGATGGAAATACCCGAGACTGGATTGGCTGTGGGACGCAATAGACCGCCCTTATTGGATGATGCAGACAGGTCAATGGCGATGGATTTGCACTCTCAACAGCACATCGAAACGAGTCTTGTGTGCAATAATTGTTACGCAAAGAACACATGCCCGAAGTTCGCAGCCGGCTCCATGTGTACGCTGATTCCGACTTTCAAACGATTTCCCACAACGAATCCGCATGATTGTGTGCGCAAAATCAAAGAGATGATCGAAACGCTTGAGACAAGAGCCAATCGCAATCTCTATTTTGAGCAATTAGACGGCGGGGTAGCAGACAAGAATGTGTCAGCTCAATTTCAGGAATTGATTAACTATCACAAGCTTTTGGCCGAATTATATCAGGACATTCTTCCACAAAAAGATAAGATAACGATTGAAGGTTCACAGATTTTAGAACGCATATTTGGGCCTAAAAATATTGTGAATGTGACCCCGAGCAATGTGAAAGACGCGGAATTGGCTGAAGAAGAGCCACAAGAGCCTGAGAGCGCATCACAAGAGCCCGAAGAAACGCCCCAGAATGAGCCACAAGACGCGGAAACATCGCAAGATGATATAGACAGCGATTTCGATGAAAAAGAGCCCCAAAACGCAAAAGAAACGCCACAAGCACCCATAATAAGTGGTCCCAAGACCGAGAATTTGAGCTTTCTCGAACGCATGAAAGCTCGCAAGATGTAATTAACCATCGCGTTTCTCCTGCTTGGGTATCGCCTCCCAAGCACTCCGACGCGACATGACACGCCACAAGACACATCACAAGCACCTGAATACTGAAGCATGAGTGTTCAGGTGTTTGTATTTCTACCCGCCTAGTAAAAGCAAAAACGCGAACCAAAGACCTTAATACCCATCTATAGATAACCCCTACGACCAAGTGCATGAATAATTATTCGCTAATAATTACCCAAAATAAAAACAAAAACGCGCATGAAAGCTTTCTAAAGAGAGATAGATAGAGAGATGAGAGCTAATAGATACCTAATCAGCAATACCAATCAGATAATTATTAATTAATCCCCAATAACTATTATCTGGGCACTTGGTCTACACTACTATCCATCCTACATACCGTTGTGTGAACGCATAGATAGTTATTTCATAGGGAAAAATAAATAATTCGCGCGATGATGGCTGATTAATTAATTATTTAATTATTTAATTAATCAATACCCTTCTCCCGTACCCTTTAATGGGATAAATTAAAAGGAAAGGAGAGGCAAGTAATCAATATATAAAGACGCCTTAAAATCCAAGTACCAGCAGGCCCGCGATATTGAATAAATCGAGTGAAAATTTTTTGTTTTTTGTTTGCTATTCCTTCATAAATTTGAAAATATGAATTATTGAGAAATGGATTTTTCCTGATTTAATCCATTATCAAAAATGCTCTTTTACAATAAATCAGATTTAGGAAAATCCGGCCTTCTCAGGGTATCGGTCTTGAAGTTAAAAATAACTTAAAGGAGAAAATACCATGAAAAAGGCACAGGAAAATAGCGTCTCAATTCCCAAGGAAATCTTATTGATACCGGAACGGTTAAATAATATCGAGGCCTTGTTAAAAGTCCTCGGTGAAAATACTATCCGGCGCGTATCAATTAAGAAGGAACCGGAACCGTTTAATCCGAGTCAAGGCGATATATGCTTAGGACTTTGGAAGGACGGCAGGTTCTACGGAGCCAAAATCGAGGAGATATTAAAGGACGGGAGATACAAAGTCCGATGGAATGAAGGAAACGGGCTTTTTATCACGGACACAATAAAGGCCCCGACAAAGGCGACGGTATCGGCATATAACAGAAGGCAAGAGGTAGAGGCATAATAATTAAATCCTGAAGAGGTCGGATAGATAAGAGATATTTAACAGGGCTCTTTTGTAAGGAGAGAACCGTCTAATCAATCTCTTAGTGATAGCACTATTGCGTCTTAATTCTACACGCGGATTTATTTTAATTAAGGCGATAATTAAATACAGGAGTAATGCGTCTAATAATTATTTCGCGGGATTTCTCCGCATAATTAACTGGGCGGAGTACGTAACATAAACATAAGGAGAAATACAATGAGTCAAGCGACTAAAGAAGCAGGCAGTAAATCAGAAGTGACGGAATCACGTTTGTTTGTGATTACGCCAAAAGATAAAACCGGACGCAATACCACCGAGTTAAGGGTTGTGTCGTGGAATTATCGTCAGCCGGTCATCGAGAAGCGTTCCTACTGGCGCAAGAATGAAGCGGACAGTTGGATATGGGGAAAGAACGCAGGTTTAGTGGCGGAAGATGTTATTGCCATTAACAATGCGTGGACGAAAATCGAACCGTTGCTGAAGTTAAAAGAAGCGGCGGATGTCCAGTTAGCAGAGGAAGCCCGAAAGGCGAAGATAGCAAAGAAAAGCAAATAACGTTATCGAGGCTGGGGAGGTTTATTTAACTCCCCAGTCTCTATGCGTTTTAATTATTTGGAGGTGCGTTATGACAACTAAAGTCAAAGCCATAAATCCGTTCAGAATTAAAATCAATCAGGCGATAACAAACTCAGGTTTATCGCTTGAGGATATCATGACGGATTCTGTTGTTCCGGCGTGTTGTTCTGAAGGGTGTGAAGTGGAGCCGGATGGGAAGTGTGAGCATGATTGCCCGTCTGTTTTGTTAGCGATGGGAGTTATCTAATGGGAAAGGTTAAAGAGTTCTATGCCAAATTATTAGATATGCAGGATGAGAACTTAAATCCCTCATGCCGGAATTGCGGAAGTAAAGATGTTTCTGGCGAAGGGAAATTATGTCCTGCGTGTTGGCAAGAAGTTAAAGACGACAAGATAAGGCGTGATGAGGAAGAAATGTTCGCATACGATAAAGTAGCGGCAAGGTAATTATTAGGAGGATTAACTCTATGACCGAGAACCGTCTGAATGGAGAAATACCGGAGTTTGGAAACTTAAGGCATATCTCACTCTTAAAGAAGTTGGATGATTTGAAACTGTATGAAGTTGAGATTGAGTTCACAGGAACAACTTCTGTCCAGATTAAGGCGAAGAATTTGGAAGAGGCGAAAGAGATAGCTCAAGAGGACGGAATTAACTTGGATGATTTTACAGACACAGACATCAGTTATTCAGGCCATGAGATTTCGGAGGAAGAGGTAATTAAAAAGTGGGAGGCCGAAAATGAAGGACAATGAGAAACTAGAGTTCGGCAATCTTAACCAAATACAACAAGTCCGTAATGAGGAGAAAGATGCGGAGTTATGTATGCGGTGTGCCGAGAAGCAAATTATCATCAGGCAATTAAAACAGCAGATAACGGAGATGGAGTTCGCTATTAAACATTTATCGCGGAAATAATTTCTTCGACGATAAAAATATATATTGACATAAAAATTATGTTTTGATAGCATATAGCGACGGTAGAAATTCGACATAGCACAGGAGAAAGTAAATGATAAAGCAAACGGAGATACAGTCATATTGGGAATTGAAATCCCAACATGAGAAGTTGGAGGAGAAGTATCAAGCCATTCGAGAGGAGCTTAAAGCCCGTCTTCACAAACAAGAAGAACAGGAAGAAGGTGCATTGGCTCTTTATTTCAAACCGTTCACTAAAACAATCACGCGCTATAAAGAAGTCGTCGATAAGATGCGTCAGTGGTTGATGGGTGAAGGGAAGATGAAATCGGTGCAGAAGTTGGAGACTTTCTTAGAAGAGTCATCCAAACCTATGCAGTCGGAATATCTGGACATTCGCCAAGTGGAGATTGTTCAGGTGACTCGAATGGTAAAGGTCAAATGAGAATCAGAATCATTAAGTCATCCAAAGGAACAGACTCCGTTCGATTGATACGCCCCATGCGGTATGTGTATAGCGAACGGGATGTTTATTTGCACAAGGTATTTGGCAAGGTGACAATGATTCTGATTGAAGGGCCTAACGCAGTTGTTTTGGTGAAGGACTCGATACTCAAGGTTCATCTGCCTTTGTTCGAGCAAGGTGTGATTATGCGACTTAAAAAGGGAATGCCCTATCCTGAGGTGGTTCAGTTGATTGAGGCAAATCATCGCAAGCCCGAAGCTCGTTTCTATAAACGGGTGATAGAGGCGGCTTGGGAAAATACAAGTCGGAGAATCATAATTAAATCGAAAGGAGGCAGTCGTGTTGTCATGATTAAACGCGGGATGATTTATCGTCCTGAATTCAGAGGTGTTAAATGCGAGTAAAAATAAACCAAGGGCCGAAAGACTCATCGAAGGAGATGATGCACAGTGTTGTAGATATTATCTTCTTTAGTATTGGGTTCTTTGCGGTCATTTGTGAAATGGTAAGGAGGAGTCGTCATGGCTCGAAAACCGAGAGCTGATAAAGGAAAGAAACGTGGTCCGAAAGGAAAGCGTTCTGTCCGAAAACAGCATAAAGCAAAAAAAGCAGTTGTTAAAACTAAGGAGGAAGTGAAAATGCCGAAACAGGAAAAGCAACAAGAAGTAGATAGTCAGGACTTCCCAATACTTGTCGGGCTCTCCAATGAGCTTGTTAAGTTGGCGGAAATCTTGAAGGCAAATGTTGCCGAGAAGGAAGCTGAAAAAGAAGTTGAGGAAGATGATGACGATGAGGAAGAAACTCCGAAGTCTAAAGGTCCTGGTAAAAAAGAAGAAGCGGAAGACGAGGACGAAGAGGAAGACGAGGACGATGAAGACGAGGACGAGGATGAAAAATCCGAGAAATCCGATGAGGACGAAATCGAACTTGACCTCGATAAGTTAGACGCGATGGACAAGGAAGGCCTTGTTGAAATCGCTGAAAAAATCGGCATCAAGAAACCTTCCAAAATGAAGGAGAAGGAACTCCGCGCCGAAATCATCAAGAAGGCCACCAATGAGCAAGAGGCGGCTAAAGAAGTTGATGAGGACGACGATGATGATGAGGATGAAGATGAGGGAGAAGAAGCTCCAACCTTCAAAGCAGGCGATAAAGTCATGGCGGAATGGCCGAAAGATAAGAAGTTCTATAAGGCTACTGTCAGCCAAGTCTTGAAAGGTGGAAAGTACGAAGTCATCTGGAAAGACGGTGGTAAGAAAGAAGTCGTCAATGCAATTAGAGAACGCAAAGTTAAAGCATAAGAAGCACGAGTTGTCGTAATTACGACACGGGCGAGGGGGCGATAACTTCAAACCCTTGCCCGTTCTTTTGCCCTATGCGGAATTAAAATAATTGTTACGAGGTAAATAATTACACAAGGAGGCGTTATGGAGATTAAGCCAATGCTCGCAGCAAGGGGGTCAGAGATAGACATTAAGCGGGCTATGAAAGACCCTGATTGGGTAGGCGAATTAAAATTAGATGGGTCGCGTTATGTGGCTCACTTTGATAAAGACGGGGTTCACTTTTACAGCCGGCGTAATTCTGTTAAAGATGGAAAGCCCGTTGAGAAGACAGGAAATCTTCCCCACTTAAATAAGCCGGTTCCGCATTTATTAGGAACCATTGCTGATGGGGAGATCGTAGTTGGTGGAGAGAAATCGTCGTCGAATGTAGTGACGAGTATTATGGGGGCGAGTCCTGCACTTGCGATTGAACGTCAAAAAGAGCAAGGGTATGTCGTCTATGCGTTGTTTGATGTTCTCTTTTATAAAGGCCAAGACATTCAGAAATTGCCTTATCGAGAACGGAGAGCATATCGCAAAAAAGTTGTTGAGGAATGGAACAACGAACACGTCGAAAGAATCCGTTCGTATAAAGATAAAGAAAAGTTGGTTCAGTATGCGACTTCAAACGGGTTGGAAGGAATCATTCTCAAACACAAAGAAAGTCCTTACTGGCAGGATTCACGCAACAAAGGGTGGTGGATGAAATTAAAAAAAGAGAGTGATTGGGATGTGGTTATAACGGGTTACGATGACCCTGAACGCATGACAACAAAGGTCGATGGAACTGTCTCCGTTAATAGATTCTTTACGAACGGGTGGATTGGTGCGATTCGATACGGTGCATATAAAAATCGGGTGTTGGTAGAGATTGGAAAGACAAGCGGGATGAGCGATTTAATTCGGGAGAAGATTAGCAAGGACCCGGACAAACATCTTGGGAAGGTCATAACAATAACTGGCCAAGAGGTTCTTAAAGACGCCATTCGTCATCCGAGGTTTGTGTGCTTTCGATTCGATAAGAATGCGCGGGACTGTAAGTGGGACGATGTGTTTGGCGAACAAAAAGTGAGGTATGCCTAATGAATATGACGCCGGAGCAAATAAAGAATTGGCGAAAGGTGATGTTGATACCTGAAAGCATAACGGATGAAGAAGTTCAGAAGCTCAGAGATAACACGCAAAAGAAGATAGACGAGGAATCAAAGGGTCTATGTAAAAGTTGTTTTGGTGATTGCGATTATTTCATGGACGGTAAATGCGTCTGTGATTGTCACCTGAACGGAACTTTGAAGATGTTATTACTTGCCCTTATTGCGAGACAATCCAGGATACCGAAACTGGGTATGGGCATACCACCATTCACGGTACCGACGGAAAAGGGAATGAGTGTGATTGTGACCATTGTGGGAAAACTTTTCTCGTTGAAGAAATGGTTAGCAGGTCATGGATGACAAAGAAAGTTTAGTCGTCTTAAGAGGTTAGGGGCTTAAGGCGATGAAACAGGAGGGGTGGAATCTTGAGGGAGGACGCCCCTCCCAATTTGGAGGCGACATGAAAACATTACAAGAGTTAATAAGAGAAAGAAAGTCAGCGAGTAGTCAGATTCGAGAATTGGCCAGGGAAATTCATTGGCTAGATTCTCAAATCAAAGATGTGCGGAGTTATTATACGAGTCAGGATGCTGTTATTCGTCGTCCTGAACTGTTCACAAGTTCGCAAAGATTAGTTGCAGCAAAGACATGGTTGAGGTCTCGTAATCTGCGTCTTCTGTGACCGTAGTAGAAAGACAGGAAAGAGTTCTTTGAAGTTGTGGAAGAAATCTACAATGGCGAGTAGGGTTCTTAAGAGATTGGCGGATGAAATTAAGACATGGCTAAATCGTTCTCCCTACTCCCACAGGCACAGTAAATTGACAACGAGGTACATATGGGAAAAATGAAAGAGTTACAAATACTGATGGAGGAAGGAACAGAGCAAATGGCGAGAATTATTCATCGTGGAAAGTTAGCTGATGAACAGCAACAGTTAAAGATGTTTGGAGAAACGGTATATGAGATGGAGAGGATGAAGCCTCCGTTTATTTCAAATATCTTTTACGCGTTTATGATTCTTTCAGACGCTCAGGAAACAATGAAGCATAGTCGGGAGAGAGCAAGACAGTATATTAACAAGGCGAAACATTTCATGGCGAAGGAGTTGGAAACAAACGAAGGGGTAATAACAAATGATAATCCAAGAGGAGATACTCAAGAAAGTTAAGAAGCAGTTCCCAGGAGCAAGAATTATTGTGGACTTAAAGCCAACGCTGATTCCGTCATATTCTGTTGATGGCGGAATTGTAAAAGTCCTGCTTCATGGGATGGACGGGATGCACAAGGCAATTCAAAGAGCCATTAAGAAGGGTGAAATGAAATGCGTGTGCAGAAGAACCATCACGGAGAAATACAAGGGACTCATATCTCATGCAGTAACAGACAGGGTTCCTCCGTTTCTCCAGATGAAGCCATTGTGTCCATCGTGCTTCGATTCCGTCGATAAGTGCATTAAGCAAACTCGCGTATGGAAAATTAAATTGAGGCAAAGTCATGAAGATAAAAATAAAGCCATCAAGAAACGGGCATAAGAAAATCAAGATAAAGCTCGTTAAGAATTGGGTTCCAGTCGTAAACATGAAGCCCAAACTTCGGTATATGACGAAATACGGAACAGCAGTTTGGCTCAGTCAAAGGCTTGACCTTGAGGTTGAAGTTAAGTGGGTGAGTCAATATGGATCGGATGGGACTTGTTTAGTCCCACTCGATTATCAGGTCATCTTATATGACGTGGCAATACGAGAGCGTCTATTAAGAGAAAGACAAGCAGAAGCAGAGGAGCGAAGTAAAGTAGTTCCTATGGAGAAGAAGCGTGTCATCAGAATAAAGTTAATAAAGGAGAGTAAAAATGGGAATCAAAATAAGCATCAAAGAAGTGAAGAAAACAAGGTCCGGCACTCCAATAGGCGAAGACTTACCGTCATCTGTAAGAGAGTCGGTAGAAAAGTTCAATAACTTCTTTGGGTTGTTGAAGAAGCGGTTCATAGACCGCGACGATGAGTTGGAGCAGATTAAGTACGCGCTCTTAACTCAAGAGCATATCCTGTTAAAAGGAAAGCCCGGTACGGCGAAATCTCAACTTGGGAGGTCTGTGTTTTCAAATATCACAGGAGCCACCAACTTTGAGGTTCAGTTGTCGAAGTTCATGTCTGAAGATTATTTGTTCGGGCCAATCAACGTGAAGAAATTGCGAGAAGAAGGAGAGATTGTCCACAACACGAAGAACACCATCGTGGACAGTAACTTCGCTTTCATCGACGAGTTCTTTGATGGCTCGGATGTGTTGCTTCGGTCATTACTGGAAATCCTGAATGAGAGGACATTTACGCGAAATACGCAGAAGGAAAAATGTCCGTTGCATACAGCCATTCTCACGAGTAATTATTCGCGGGAAGAGGAATCAACGGAAGCCATTCTTGACCGCATATTATTCAAGAGTGATGTGTCTCCCATTGGAACAGCAACAGGCAGAATGAGGATGTATAAAAATGCCTTGGTGTTTAATTCCAACGGTCATGTTGAACTGGATGCAGAGGACCAGTTGGCATTGGATACGCTGAAAAAACTGGTGAGGTTCATTAAATCCGAATCCGTGACTGTAAGCGAAACGGTATTGGGTTTATATGACTCAGTATTGAAAGAGTATGTGAGACAGACCACGAAATACGTCAGTGATAGAACAGCGGTGAAGATGTTAAAGCTGTTGAAGTCGGTGGCTGTTGTTCATGGACGGACGATGGTGTTATTGGAGGACATACCCTTGCTGAAGTATTCAATCTGCATGGGGAATGACCACAAAGACCAACAGGTGTGGGAAGCGATTGTCTACAAGCAAATCAGTGACCGCAAGAAATCAGTTGGAGAAAATAACACGCTGTCGTTATTACTGAAAGAAGTTGAAGAGGTGATGACCACGAAGTTCCATAAGAAAAAGGAATTCGATGGGGTGATGAAGATTCGGAAACTCCAAGAGGTTATTGACAAAATAAACGACGCGGCTGGAAAATTCGAGGTTGATAACTCGAAACAGGAAGCGAGCAAAATGATGGAGCAGGTGAGAACAAACATTGAAGCAATCAAGCAACAGGTTGGTGAGCCGGGTATGGTGAAAGCAGGATTGGTGCTTGATTCCGCAGATGGGCAACAAGTAGGTGACCCATTCGCCAAAGGTGTGTTGGCAGGAATCATCCATCCGACAGTAGCGCACGAATTAAATACAGACATGGACGCGGAAGAAGAAAATAATATCTAGGAGGTTCCGATGAGGATTACAAGCGGCTTAGTGGATTATCATTTTCATCCACAACTGCAGGATATGTTCGATAAAGTTAAGGACAGATTCGGCTTTGTTGATGAGGATATTCTTAAAGACTTCTGGCGCGTGTGTGAAGACCCGGAATCTCTTATAAAGCCTAACGTCATATTCGATAAGGTGTTGGAGAATTACAAGAGAGGAAAGGTCAGCGAGATATACACAGAGTTAAGTAGACGCAGTAGATATTCTCATTTCTTGCATGAGTTAGTTGAGAGTGATTATTACCCAAGAAATCAGGCAGAGATTCCACAGTTCTTTGACCGTATGTGGGAAATCATGGCCGAGTTGGATAGAAAGCAAAGACAGCAAGGAGGTGGACGACAGCAACAGGGGATGGATGAGTTCGAGAGGCTCATTGATACTGGCAGAAAAGTTCTTCAGTTATTGAACGACCCGTTGTTGGAAGGGATGTTCGACCCTCCACCGCAGCCGGCTCCGGGGAATGGTCAAGACGATGACAGCCAGGAAAATCAACCAATGCCGATGGGTGGAAGTGGTTCAGTTGGATTGGAGAAGGCGTTTGAAAGTCTTACACAGACGTGGGACCCGTATATGGTGCAGGCGTTATTGATAAGTCAGGAATTGGACTTTGCAATGACGTTCTCCAAGATGGGCATTTGGAATCCCAGTCCATTTCCTGATAACTCAGTGGACATCCACAAGATAAGGGACAGCAAAGACCTGTTCAAGTTATTGCCAGGTCAATTGGCTCTTCCGTCTGATACCTTCTACATGAAGTATGCGAAGAAGGAATTGATGTGCCGAGAGTTTATGATTCGGCAAGATAAAAGGCAGTTGGTTTATATCTTGATGGATGTGTCGGGCTCAATGCAGGGAGATAGGGCTGTGTGTGCAATGAGTATTGCCCTGTCTTTATTGCGACGAGTTGCAACGGCTGGAGACCATTATCATATGCGGATGTTTGAAGATGACCCGCATGAATTAATGTCGGCTTCTACCAAAGAAGAAGCGCAGGAATTGTGTAGGAAATTATTGCACATGAGATTCCCAGGTGGAGGAACAGACATTCAGAAAGCTGTCTTGAAAGCAGTATCCGACATTAAGAAAGCGAAGGTGAAAGACAAGCTCGATAAGGTCGAATTGGACTTGAAGAACTGCCAGATATTAACGCTGACGGATGGAGAGTCTAGTATTGATGCTAAGAAGGTGAATGAAGAGCGAGGAGAAATAAAGAATCATTCAGTCATATTGGGTTATGGGAAGTGGTTTAGTCATTCGCAGATAGGTGCCATTAGCGACACACTTCACCTCGTTAAAAATGTGAAGAACAAAGACAGGATGCTGGAAATTATCGAGGTGATGAACTTGAAGAAGCAAAAAGGCAATAGACAAAAGGTGTACGCGTAGGAGGAGATATGAAGAAAAAGAAATGGACAATGCCAGAGTGGATGGAGCCGTTTCGTAAATTCTTGACAGAACCCGATGGAGCTGAGGAGTATAAAAATTGTGACGGCGTGAATTGCAATGTCGTTGTTAATGCGCCTCGTGCTTTATTGTGTCAAACGGTATCATCTGAAATCGGACTTCTTTACCGATTGCATGAAGAGGGCCAAAAGAGAATGGGCGTGAGTGCGTTACTTGAGACGATGAAGTTAATTTCTCTTGGGATAGACCATCGAAAACCTGGAGGGATGAGTACTGACCCTGTTCAAGTACCGAGGCCAGTTCTTAGACAGATGGCAGCAGAAGCAGTAGCAAAATATGAGAAGGAGGCGATATGAAGTACGAACCGTTGAGTCAAGAGCAGTCAGAGATTCTTATACGGTGTGTTCTTGCAGAGAATTCACCACAGTCAAAGAGTCTTAAGTTAGAGAAGTTACCGCCATTGAGTGAGATTGTGAGGAAGCGAGTTGAAGTGATGAAGCTTCCAATTAAATTCACTCCGGCAGCATATCTGGCGGTCAATGCGTTCTGTGACCGACCCGGAGCAGCCGTAGTTCTGTTAATTGATTGTCTTAATAAGCATGAGGGAGACACGATTGACGTGGATAAATTGGTCAGGATTTATCCTGATGGGTTCTATTCCGAGGACGCATTTATCCGCAGGATAGATGTGGAGATTCCAAAGGAGAAATGGAATCACGTTTACTCATTGAAGCGTGATGAAATATTCTCGAAGGTGTTTGTGCTATGAAAAACAGAAAAATAAAACGCAAAGACAAGCCGTACAGTCTCAAATACAAGTTGGACATGGAAGCAGGAGACTTCTGTAAGCATGATGTGAAAGACCCGAAAGAGGGATTAACAGACGCGTTAATTATTATGTCCTGTTTGTTTCCTGCGGATGGTGGGTTTAGTCAGTTGTTTCATAGCTTCGATGGGAGGAGTGGGAAATTAAAGCCACTTACGGATGAGCAATTATTCAAGGTATGGGTGCTGATGGGAAAGACATTAAGCGGCTCAGAACGGGATAATGTTCTCAGTGAGAATGACAGGAAATTATTGTCATTCCCATACAAGTTGGTGTTCGATGAAGCATGTAAAGATTGCAACGACAAGAATAATCAGTGTGGCCATGAGGACACGAAATTAAATTAGTCCCATAGGGAGAAAACTCGTGCGTAAACTAACCTTAGACGCATTAGTAATGTTGCATAGGAGATACTGTCAGGGAGAGCATAACCCAAGGTACGCGAAATTTATCTTGGAGAAGGATGGAGTGAAAACTCCACTTTGCAAAGAGTGTTACGAGAAGCAAATTAAAGAGTTAAGGAGCATATTAAATGAAAACCGTGTTCAAGTATGAGTTGGATTCAGAAATAGAAATGCCGGAAGGGGCAGAAATTTTGTCCCTTCAACTTCAAAGAGACAGACCGTGTATGAAGATACAGGTGGGTCAAAGCATTATCGAGAGTCTCTGGAGATAACGAAGATTGAGTTTGTTCTTGCCCAAAAAAGACCGCAGGAATACGGACTTCACTGGAGTGGCTAATATGGATAATTATGAAGAAGCAGTAGACGCGTTAATGGACATGGTAGGTCAGCATTGTTCTGGATATGAGTCGCATGAATTATGCTCTGGAGCTTTGTCGGCTAATCGAGACGCTCTTAAGTTCTTAGAGAAAATTGGCAAAGTAAAAGTTCTCAAAGAATACGGGAGAATGGTAACTGCGGTATGGATTAAGGAGGGAGCATGAAGTTCGATGGAACGCCAAATAGCGGAACAGCATACATAGGAATTGCTTCAAAGCTAACCTGCGTCAATAAAGATTGCCGAATAATGGCGAGGGATGATGGGACGTATATTGCTGTAGGAGTTTTCTCAGAGGGACAGTTGAGAAATATTCGATGTGTTTATTGTCGCGGACAAATTATAGAAGCACCGATTCTGTTAAAGGAATCAGGATTAAAATACTCGATGGAATAGGAGGAGTTATGGCAGACGATGAAACAATGGCAGACCAAATAATCAACGGTGATTTCTGCGAATCATGCGGAGAATATCTTGGTGAGGGTGATGGATACCCAAGAAAGTGTAAAGGGTGTAAAGGAGGATAATATGGGAATTAGGTTAAGCAGAAAGCATGGTGTGAATCCGCATTTAACGACGTGCCCAAGATGCGGAAAAGATGGCGACACAATTATTCTATCAGGGTGGTCACATAAGTACGAGTGCGGCCAATGTCATCAGATTCACATAGGGATTCCAGATAGACGGGAATGCCAGAAGTGCGGAGGTAATAATCTGATTGACCAAGGAGAACCGCCACCGGAAGAGAAGTTCAATGCTCTCTGTTCCGCGTGTGAGAAAGAAATTCAAAACATTCGTAATGAGATAGCTGCAGGAGGAGTTCCATTCCAATGTTCAGCTTGTCATTGTGAGGGCGTCATTCGGGGAACAACCGAGTTCGCTACATCGTGGAAAGCAGAACATGGAAAAGCGGGAGTTGATTTCGCAGGAATTAATTGCCCGATGTGCGAAAAAGGAGTTAAGCGTGAAATACATTTGGCTGATAGCGATAAGCATGATGGGGTGTCAGGCGAGACACCCGTCAGTTGATTCAGACCCGATACGCAATATGAGTGTGGTTTGCTATTCGGCAAATCATGAAGTGATATACAAATCAAATTGTGCGCAGGGAAGTAAGGACCGAGTCCAAGTTCGGGAGAATTAGAAGGGAGGTCTTGATGTTTAGAGGCGAGGTAATGTTGTGGTGTACAGTTTGGAGGAATGGATATGACTGAAGGAGGTAAAGGTGTGCTTAACAATGAGGAGTTTCATCTGGAACCAGGAGATGTGGTTCAGCTTGACCCTGAAACGGTCCAGAACAAAATGTTCGGGGCTTGTTTCTTGGTGGTGACGGAAATCAAAAAGCCGTGGGGAGTGCAGGGTTATGTTACTGCACCCGGACATGGGCAGGCTTATTATCGCGCGGAGTGGAAAGAAATGGTCTACATAGGGAGGGCGGTATGGGTAGTGAAGTAGACGAAATACCAAATAAGAAAGTGCTGAGAAAATTCGTAGATGATTTTGGTGTCCATGCGGTGTTCACGCTTCTGGAAGAAATTGCGTATGACAGAGACGTTGAGGAACACAAGAAAGACCCAAACAATACGGATTATTATTGGCCAGGTGTGATTGGGATAGCTAGAAAAGCGAATGAAAGGTTGCGAGAATTAAAAGGCGAATTCGGGAGGATATGATGTTTCAAAACAGTAAACGAAGATTAGGACGTGGGTTGGATTTAATTAGTCATGAAGCCCAAAAAGAAAAGGCGACAGTAATGGTTGGCGGAGATGTATCGCATTTCGATGACGATATCGAAACGAAGTGTGATTTATGTGATTCGGTAATTTATCTTCGGCCTCATTCTGTAAAGATGTCTATAAGGATGGCTAAGAGAGTGTGCGTTCAATGCGCAATTATCGAGATTGGATTAAAAGAACAACGCGGTGAGAAAGTTGAAGCCATTGTGACTAAAGAGAGCTTGGAGGACTTTAGAAATTATGAAAAAGAAAACCGTCGTATTTGATTTGGATGGGACTTTGGCTGATATCAGTCATCGTACTCACCTTGTTCAGAGCGAACACCCGGATTGGGATGCTTTTTATTCCCTCATTCCCGGCGATGATTTGAATGCGTGGTGCAAAGAGTTAATGGACGCCATGTGTGATAGACATGAAGTTGTAATTGTGAGTGGTCGTCCAAAACGCTGCATGAAGGACACGAAAGAATGGCTTGAGAAATTTGAGGTTCCATATAACAAGCTTTATCTCGTGCGCGAAGATAAAGATTATTCGCCGGACCAAGAACTTAAAAAGAAGTGGCTCAATGGGTATGGCAAGAATAAAGTTCTGTTTGTTGTCGATGACAGAACGCGCGTCGTAGATATGTGGAGAGCAGAAGGTGTGGTGTGCTTACAGGCGTATAGATGGGAAGAGTTCAAAAAGGAGAAAAAAGATGGATAAGCGAGGTGTTGTGATTCCGAGAGGTGATGGGATTCTTGAGTCCACAATGTATTACGACATGGACGGGAAGCCTATTACTGGAAAGACGTTCGATGAGATTACGTTGAAGTGGGCCAAGAGTTTCGAGAACACCAAAGGTCGAAAACTTGGCAATACAAACTTAGCGTTCGGGCTTGTTCATGTCTCAACGGTGTGGTTGGGATTGAACCACGCATGGGGAGAAGGTAGGCCGTTAATATTCGAGACGATGATATTCGTCGGTGGTTGGGGCGATTATTATTGCAATCGTTACTCGACAAAAGAGGAAGCATTGAAGGGTCATGAATACGCGGTGAAGAATGCGTACAAAATAATTCTCTTGGATAAATATAATTTCAAGAGATTAATAGGGGAGGGTTCGGTATGGACTATAAAAAGATTAGTGCAGCATTGGACAGAATTCATGAAGTTCTTAAAGAGCCGGCTAATAAGAAATACAAAATAAGAGTAGATGTCACCCTTGAGGTATCCCAAACGGAGTTTTGTAATTTCCTGCTTGCGAGAGAGCTGTTTCATGAGTTCTTGATAGACCAGGGGAAAACAAAATTAGACACAGAGTTCTTCGGGGCGATGATGAGCAAGGGTTGTAGTGAAGTTATGCGTGGGGTTACTAAGATATTGCTCGACTCGACGTTTCGTGAGAAGCAAGCGGAAGAGATTCTGGACACAATTAAAAAAGCTCACGAAGAGTTCCATCGTAAGACGAAGGAGAATTGACATGGAACAGACGACGCAGATAGGAATTAGTTTCGGAAGTGCATTGGCAATTACAATCTCATGGAGCATAAATAAGTCCCTTATGTGGGCGTGTATTCATGGGATATTGGGATGGGTGTACGTTATCTATTATGCAATTGTGAGGTGAGATATGAAAAAAGGAAGAAACGCATGGGATGGGGCTAAGTTTCAAGAGGTGTTAAAACGCGCAGGAAAATCTGTTGAGTGTTCTTGGGGAGTAGCGGGAATCCGAGACAGAAAGACCGGACATATGCAGACGGTGTTAATGTTTAACGATGATGATAAGAATAGTTTTGCATATGCGTTTGGTTTCTCAACGGAGGAAGAAGTTGCAGTGTTGTGTGTGGACTTGATGAAAATGGCTGTCAAAATCAGCAAAGGAGAATTCGATGGAAGGAATAATTAAGTTTAATTTGTCTGAGGAAGACAATGAGTTCCGTTTGGCGTTAAATGCGTCCAAATGGTACGGAGTGGCTTGGGATGTAGACCAAGTTCTCCGCAACAAGTTAAAGCATGGAGAAATAACTGATGAGGCTCGAAAAGCCTATGAAGAAATCAGGGAAGAATTACATTCTTCTATGACGGATCATGGGATTGATTTCGAATAGGAGGCGATATGAAAAGGAAAAAGGTGTTTTGTACTTGGTGTGGTAAAGAGGCGAAATCGGTGGATTCAGTTATACGGACAGATGCGTCTCATACGAAGCATAAGTTTCATAAGAAGTGTTGGAAGGCACATTGTTCTCAAAAGTGGGGTGCGTCATGAAAGCGATGGAGTTATTTGAAATGGGAAAGAATCACGCAGAGAAGTTGCTCATAGAAAGAGGGCACATTGTTCCGCAGATGATGATTCACGTGTCGATGGAAGATAAGACGTTAGATGTTGTAGGAATGCCCATTCATGATGAGGACACGCAGAAGCAAGACAAGATGAGGTCTCATGTTCTTGCACTTGTTAGAGCGTCAAAGAAGCGCGGGATATATCAAGGTTCGTTAATGGTGAGTGAAGCATGGATGGCAATAATTTCCAAAGAGGAATTACCCATAAAGGGATATCCAAGGGCAAAGGATCATCCGAATAGAATTGAAGTGGTCATCGTAAGCGCATGGGGAAGTGAGGGAGATAAATACTCTACCTCGTTTCGCATTACTGGCGAAAAAGATAATCGACGGATGGGCGAAGTAGTGATAGGAGGCACATCTGATTTTGAATCTTGGATGGAAGGATAAGTTATGATTGCGTCATTTTATAAGCGTGGAGACAAAATTGGGCGATGGACAATAGCGTGTAATGCCTTACCCGTACAGGGGCGCAAAAGATACCTTTGCGTGTGTGAATGTGGGCAGTTAGGCGTTGTTCGTCAAGCGATGTTAAAGCGCGGATTGTCTCAGTCTTGCGGGTGTTTAGCGATAGAGATAAATAAGACTCATGGTGGGTGGAGTGAGCATTATTCGACGTATCGGACATGGCAAGGAATAATTCAACGATATGGTGGCCGAGGAATTAAAGTCTGTAGGAGGTGGCATAAATTTGTCAATTTTTTTGCTGATATGGGAGAAAGGCCTAAAGGATTGACGATAGATCGGATTAACAATGATGGGGATTATTGCCCTACAAATTGTAGGTGGGCAACATATAGTCAGCAAAATAAGAACCGTCGGAGGTCTATATGACTATTTGTGCATGGGGCGACGGGGCATGCCATCCGAACCCGGGAGGAAAAGCGGCCTATGGGATTGTCATAAGGGAGACAGATGCACAGGGGCACAAGAAAGTTCTTCACACAGAAGGGAAGTTTATTGGAGAAGGAAAGCAAATGTCTAATAACGTAGCCGAGTATGAGGCTTTAATTGCAAGCCTTAAGTGGATAAGGAAAAATAAGTTAGAATCTGAGGATATTGTCATCCTTTCTGACAGTATGTTGGTAGTAAAACAGATGAGTAAACGCATGGGTGTAGGTCATGGCTTGTATTCCCGTTGTTATCCGATTGCCAGGATGCTTGCTTTCGGATTAAAGATAAAGTTTGTGTGGGTGCCGAGAGAAAAGAATTGGCAAGCCAACGCTCTCGCAGTCTCAGCCCGTAAGGGTAGTGAAAGTTTATGAGACGAATAAGCGATAGAGTTGGTCGTTGGACAGTAACAAAGCTTTATGTAATTAAGTGTGGGCATAAAAAGTATTTGTGTTATTGCTCGTGTGGGAAGAAAGCTTTTGTTGCTCGGTTCAGCTTGGTGAATGGGGATTCCAAGTCTTGCGGATGTTTAAGAAATGAAACCATAAATATTACGCATGGAGAAACTTGTAACGGAAGGACAACAGAATACCTTTCGTGGACATACATGATTAATCGGTGTTGCAATAAAAATAGTGACAGGTATCCGTATTATGGTGGAAAGGGGAAGGGCGGCGTAATGCCCCGCCGATGTCCCGTTTGTGGCCGTTTCATGCGAACCCGCAGGAACGATTTAAAACGGGGCTACGGCGATTTATGCCGAAGAAGGTGGTTCGGTAGGTTAAAGGCGTTATCGCACGGCCACGGGGCAAGCAGGCCAGCCTCGCAAGAGCGTGAGAACGATATCAAAGAACTGGCGCACGAATTGGGACAGATGGAGGGGAAATGACCGAAAAAATAATTGAGAATTGCGAAGAGTGCGGGAAATCGACGATGCGAGAAGCGAGGGATGCCTGGTTCTGTGCAGAATGTGACGACGGCCCATTTTGTGAAAAATGTTTTGATGTCCACATGGGGACGAATACAATAAAAATTACGAATGTCCTTAAGGAGAAGTAAATGAAAAAACAGTATGAAGTTGGAAAAAGGTATCACAACGGAAAATTTATTGGCTGGGCGATTTGGCTCGTGCATCCGGCCTGCACTAAACCATGTTGCCCTAAAACAGTAGCGGAATTCTACGGGAAAAACGCCAAGCGAAACGCTGAATATTGTTCCGTATATCTCCGGCACTTGGGGGACGTTAAATGAGCAGACTGACTGGATTAGAAATGAAGTATTTCGTGCTTAATCCGACAAAAGATAATCCTTTTGGAAATGCTTCTCGAAGAGCTTTGTCAACTTTTGCTCTTGTTATTCGCGAAGAAAATCCAAAACTTGCGGCGGACTTGGAGGTTTGGATCGGAAATATTGAGGCGGATATTAAAAACGAAAGGTTAGATGCAAGGGACGGCGAATAGTATGAAAATATGGGAAACAGATGGATATAGAAAAACTATCAGGGATGCGGTAAAAGAATTTGCGGAAACGAACTGGGCCACCCCAAGGGAAGCGGGGGAAATTTCATCTGACAGTAAATTTCAATTAAATGAAGTTTACCTTGACGGGAACAAAATTAAGGTGGATCAAATATGATCAGATTTATAGATTGTGTGTGTGGAAAATGCGATTTTTGCATAGCAAAAGATGATTCATTTGTTGACATTCCCATTTGCCCACCGACAATAATGGGTACCAACGAAATGACAGCCTTAAAATGTGCGATAGAACATAGTAGGGTGTCCGATCCGGCAATTCTGACGAAGGAAGTTACCGAAAGACTTTTAAGTGCCGGGTTGACTAAATCAGTCAACCCCAAGATTTAAAGCCAGCCCAGCCCCCTTGAAGGATGTTCTGGGGCGTAAAAAGGAGAAACTTTATGATGGGAGAAGGAAAATATACCGAGGAAGTAGCAGCTATCCGTGAAATGTATGATGCGGATGCTGTATTTGTTATGGTGATAAATGGCGAAAAAGGAACTGGCGGAACTTTATGTGCCAGGAGTCCTATGATGATTGAGGACATTTCTCGGACTCTCGTTAAGTTAGCTTCTCATATGCGGAATGATGCGGACATAACAAGAAAAATGTTATCGACGTTGCAAAAAATAAACCCGAACTTAAACTAAGGAGAGACTATGGCTGAGGAACTTGAGAATAGAATTGACCCCTTCACAGTACGTGACGCGTTAATTATGCACGATAAGCGGATAAATCAACTGACTGACCTCAGTCACGAAACTCAAACCATTGTTCGCGGGTTTGAGGAGCAGATGAAAACCCTCCTAGAGCGAATTAACAAGGGCGTATCTCCTACCATGCAGCAAATCAAAGACCAAAATTCTGAGATTAAAACTCAGATAGTCGAGTTCAAGGGTGATGTGAACACGCGTTTCAAAGATATGGAAGGGCGCATGAATGTGAGTGATGAACATTTTGAAACTCGGTTTGGTGAACTCAAGGATTGGACAGATGGTGTGAAGGGATTGGTCTGGAAAATTTCAGCGGCTTTAATTATTGCAGCGATTTTTGCCTTGTTCGGAATGTATTCTTATGTTCATTCGATTCGGGCTGAACTTGATCCGTTGATTGCAAGTATTAACAGAAAATTAAAATAACGCGGGATGGAACAGTGGTTGTTCGCCTCCCTCATAAGGAGGATCAGGTGGGTTCAATTCCCACTCCCGCAAAATTTTTATTGATTGGCTCCGAGGAATCATTCCCATTGACTCAGCCAGTGGAGAAGATGGGTGAAGATTGCGGAGTAAGAACACTGGCCAAATTTAGTTGCCGCAGGCGGACATTGACGCCGTTCCTGTCGTTAAGCCCTGTTAAAGTCCAGCAGGGAGGACTTAACCGCAGGAAGCTATAACCCTGGATGAGAACGTATGCCTGAAAACGACGGGCATTGATAAACAAAAGGACAGTTGGTGCGAGGGACACTTCTAGGAGCCCTTTATTCCAACCGGCAACTACTAATTTGTGCATAAATTAGTGGGAATTGTATAGATAAAGGAGGTGAAGTATGTGCTTACACCCTAAATTGAAGAAGACCGGAGAAGTGATTACGGGAAGATTCGAGAAACGCGGAGTAGAAGAAAAGAAAGAAGGTGAAAAACCTGGAATGGAAGCACCGTACTATTGTGACGGAGATGAAGCGGTTTGTGAGTGTGGAGCAGTATTTATAATCCCATTTGGTCCAGGTTTACGGACCGTAGAGATTGAGAAAGAACCCGCCAAAATTAAAAATTAAGTTGTTCCAACCTAAAAACGTGTAGTAGAATTTCGCTACCGTACCATAACGTCCAAACAAGGAGCCCCATTCTTGGAAATAATTGCGTTCAACAAGGTTCCGAAAAGTCTTCGTTGTTATCAATGTGAAGAGGATTATAATTTCGAGAAGCAAGTGGATATGTTTATTTCCAGTCCTAAATTTATGGCGGAGAGTTATGACGTTGTAATCTGGAAATGCCCTCGTTGTAAGAAAACAAAATCTGAAAAAACTGACCCGCGCGATGGTGGACGATTTTGGTTTGAAGCAAATCGCATGGGTTTAATTAGCAATTTCAGTTGATATGTTGGGTTTAGAGGAATATACTTATTCAATGCCTACAATACGCCAAGTTGAACAGCCTACCTTACAAGCACATCTTATTGTTGAAAAAGCTCTTGATACATACTCTCCAACCCGTATTGCGGAAAATGAAAAGAAACACGCGGAGAAATTAATGGAAGAAGACGTTTCTCCCGTTGATCTCATCGAACAACTTAGAGGATAGGAGGAAGCAATGAAAAAGTTTTTGGCGATTTTGGTTTTGGGACTCATTGGACTCGTTGGAAAATCTTATGCGAGTTATGGTTTTGAGGGAGATCAGGTTATTATCTCTACAGACCTGACTCATCCAACAACGATTTATATGGAGAGTTCAAGTGCTAAGAAAACTTACCTTGATAATACAGCTAATTGCGGGACTTCTGATCGCGTCTTTATTAACTCCTCAGTTTCTATCTCCACGAATACAGGATTTTTTATCTCACCATGTTCTGATTTTTCTCCTGACGCTTATAATGATTCTTACCGTGGCGCAATCTGGGGAGTGAGTGGAAGCACAACTCCACTGACCATTAAGCGTCTTAGAGTTAAATAAGGAGAGCGATATGAGCAATCCGGCATTTTTGAAAAAGATGAAGAAAGTAAATCGCAAAGAAGTTGAAGAAGCAGATGATGACGAGCTTGAAAATGAAGACGAAGCAGAGGATGACTCAGAAGAAGATGAAAATGCTCCCCAACTGAGAGGAAGTGGGGCAACTCCAAATCATCCTGTCGTCGGTAAAAGCTTTACGTTGAAACACGTTATTCACGCGGTTCCAGATGATACTTCTCCCGTCGATCATTCCACGCATGACCCACTTCAAAGCAGTTTGTTTAAGGGGATGCATGACCATGCGCATCAGTCCCTTAATGCAGGACCCCACCATCATGCTCTCCACAAGTTTCATAACACCGCTAAAAAAATGATTGACGCGAATTATCCAGAACCAAAACATAAAAAAGCTACAATCAAGAAAATCAAAGAAAAGTGGCTTGGAGGTAAATAATAATGACAACGCCAGCGAATTATATTGTTCCTCCTGTTCAGCCCATCCAGCAGCCTAAGATTAATCTGCCAGGACAAGGTGGACAGGGACAACCGCAACAGCCTGGACAGGAACAGCCCGGACAGGGACAAGATGAATCGTCAGTTCACCATTTGATGATTCTGATTGGAGCTTTAACTGAGGCTTTGGTTGCGAATGGAGTTCTTTCTGAAGAGGATATTCATAACGCGATTGCGCGATTGGAAGTCGGTCAGGGAGAAGAGATGGATGAAGAAGAGGAAGATGAGGATGAAGAGCCTCAAGCCAATCGTTCTCAACCCAAACCGAAAGCATCGGGGTCTCATGGATATCCTGGGGCAGCTGATACAGAGAAAGGAATGGGGAATGAGTGGGGAAAGAATCAGCGATAAGTTTGTAAATCAATTATAGGAGGAAATTAAGATGGCTGCAGCTACTTTCAAAGGTAAATCAGGTTTTATTAATGACATCGGTGCGGTTGAAATCATTGTTGTATCTTCTGTGGTTAGTGGTGGGGATGTGTCCTTTTCTGCTCCTCATACCGCCCCAGTTATTCTACTCGGTGCGCCTTCAACGGTTACTGTTTCTGCTGTGACCCCGAATGGATGCACTGTGGATGGTGCTTGCACACTCGTCGTTATTGGTTAATTAATCGTGCCGGCTGAAGTTAAGGTACGGAACTTTAAGCCGATTCATCAACCCTGTGACGAAGAGAAAGATTTAGCGATACAGAAAAAGATACCGACAGAAGAACGACACAAACGTGGATATCTCACTGGACGCGATGGGTACGGTTATGAATTTGTCCAAACGGGCAAACCGGAGGAATCCTGATGCCAGGAAAAATTTCGCATCGAGGATTTCGCGGTATTTCTTATTGCCCTGATCCCCCGCCTAATCTTAAAGCCCGCAAAAGAAATCTAAAAACCAAATTAGATCCCTCTGATTATGTTCCAAAGAGTCGTGATGAATTTCATGACCCCGTTTATTCGGATCGTCAAGAGGGTACGTCTGTGGTAGAGAGGTAGATATGGAAGAAACTGTCGCATTTGACGCAGAAAACCCGTTGATGAACGCTCTGGGACTTGTTCATGCTTCGACCGAAAAAGACACGCAGACGACAATTGTGGTGGATTTAGACGGTACGATAATTCCTCATGCGCTCGATTCAGAGGATTTATTGGGTCATGAGCCCTTTCCTGGGGCCCGAGAAACGATTCACGCGATTCGAAAATTGGGAGTGAAAGTCATTATTTGGACAGCTCGAGGGGAAGAGATGCGCTCGATGACTGAATATTGGTTGAGTTCCCGAAATATCGAATTTGATGAATTGCGCTTAGATAAACCAAAGGCAAATCTATACATTGATGACAAAGCTCTGAGATTTACTTCTTGGAGTGATGTCATTCAAAAAGTATTGATGCCGAAGAAGCTGCTGTAATGGTGACAGCCAGACAAGACGATGATGTTTGGGATAGGGTTCGGGAATCTTATATCGACGCAGATTATGGACGCTGCATAAAATTAACGCTTCAGCCGATAGCTGGGGATATAACAACGGTTGAGATTCCGAATGAAGTGAAGGGAATTAAATTTTTCCCGATAGATAACCATGTGATTTTTTCAATTAAAGGGTTGTCTTATGATGAGGTTCCAGTAACCTTGAACGCATCAGGTAATCAGAACATTGTTTTGGGTGATTTAGGGGTAGGACATATTGCGATGGCGAACACTTGGGAAATCAGACTTCTCCCAGCGGGTCCATTGAACCAGTTGAGAAAGCTGAGGCTTTTATCAGATGTGGGGAACACAGTTGTCTATCTTGAGTTCTGGGGTTAAAACATGCAGGAAGGAGCCACTGGGTTCGGTTCTCAGATACGAGCAACGGGAGCTGGGTTATGGAGGATTGTTCCCGCTGTCGGAGTTTTGGGGATACGACAACCCCCAACAGGAGCCGTTAAAGTGACAGCACCACTAAATTTATACGCGGAAGATCCAAATTGTGTTGGCGGTGTAGATAAAATCGTTTTGACGTATGTTGTTCCCGCGCTGAACACATTAAACATTTTGGGCTTGGTTGGCTGGGGAGCTTACGATGGTGAGTTCCTTATTAAGATAAACGGAAATACGATTGGTGGAGGACGAACATCATCCTCGAACCCGACATTGGAAATCTATTACGACTTGGCTTACAAAATAGCCAGCCCGGGTCAAGTAGTTACAGTCACAATCAGAGTCAATGATTATACGACAGGGACTTACACGATGAAGTGTAATTTGTTGGGGGCTCTGGTTTAAGGAGAAAAAGATTATGCCCGATATTGGACCAAACATAGGACTAAACAAAAAAAGACTCGAAGTTCACCGCTTTGAGATGCAACTGTCTTTGCAAAGAATGGAATTGCGCAAGTTGGAACAGGAAGATGAGTTCGCGAAGATGGAAGCAAATCGTCTTGCCACGATTAAAGCAATCGCAGACATAGACGAACAATTAAAAAATATTAGGGAGGCTTAATTATGGCTGATTTTGATAGCAGACAACCAATTCGAGCTGTTTCAGCTGAGAATAAAGCTGACATCGAATTGTTGAATGGGAACGCGATTAATTTAGGTGCGGGAAATGTTGGGACTGGAACGCAGAGAGTTACCTTGGCTTCTGACCAAGCTGATGTTCCTACAAACTTAACGAAAGTTGGAGGGACTGCAATTTCTTTGGGGTCAGCTCTTTCAGCGGCTTCGATTCCTGTGGTGATTGCCTCTGACCAGGGAGCTGTTCCTGTGTCCTTGGCCGCGAATCAATCCGTTAATGTGGCGCAGATTGCTGGGACTGCCACGACTGTTAATACGGGAAATGCTGGAGCTGGGACTCAACGAGTTGTTTTGGCCAGCGATCAACCTGATGTGGCCGTGAATCTCACGAAGATTGCAGGAACAACGACCGATGTGAATACTGGGAACGCTTCTGCTGGAACTCAGAGAGTGGTTCTTGCCACCAATCAGCCGGCGATTGCTGTTAATGTTGGCGCAGTTGAGGACATTCAGACCTTCCGTGGAACTGGTGTTGATGTCGCCGTTAATGGTACAGACACCAATACTTATTCCCCAGCAGGGACAGTGTACTTCACGGGGTTTGATGCGTCTGCTTCTGGTGCGCTTAAAGTTGAACTGAAAATTGGAACAACGGGTGGAGAAACAACCCGCGGAGTTTATTTCTCTACAGCGTCGGATAAAGTCATCTCGATTCGATTACCGCATCGAGTTACGGTTCCAAATACGGACTCTGTGTTATTGATTATCACGAATAAAGATAATCAAGTGCAGCCGGTGTATAGCACCATTTACTCGAACGTCTAAGAATTAAATTTACTCTATCAGTCCTCAAGGGGATAGATAGTGAAGTGGCTGGAGATAACCACGGAAAAAACTCCACCAATTTTATTTAAGGGAGACTAAATGGGAGATTTGGATTTTTACCAAAGTGCTACTCCAAGCGTCATCGTAGATGATGCTACTGGGTCTCGCCTAAAACCTGAATCAGATGGTAGTCTTCCTGCTGATTTAACGAAGATAGTCGGCTCTATTCCTTCTTCAACAAATCCCCTTCCGTCGAGAATTTCTGACGGGTCTGTTTTTATTGACCCACGACAAATTCGTGCTTTGGTTAATACTGATGTTGTTAAATCCCAACTCCAAGATAATTCAGGGGCAGCGATTACCCTTGGTCAGAAAACGAAGGCGAATTCTTTGCCTATTGTTCTTGCAAGCGATATGAATTTATCAGCCCATGAATTCAACAAAAATGGGGTTTTATTTTCGACCATTTATGAATGGACAAATGTTGGGACTTCAGAACAAAATCTTGTGCATCTTCTCAATCCCAGTGGGAGTGGTAAAAATCTCATTATTCTGAAAATAGTTCTTTCCTGTTTTGACACCATTACCTCGGCTGTTTATTTCAGAATTTATGCGAATCCGACTATTACGGGGAATGGGACGGCTCTCACGATTTCAAATGGGAGAATTATGACTTCCCCAACGGCTTCGATTGCAAATGCTTATCGTGACCCTACCACGTCTGCTATCGGAACTTTTAGATTTTCTGGCATTACGCCCGGTGGTACAGCAGGAAATTCTCTTCCACTTCAAATATGTGGAGGCCTTATTATCGAACCAAACAATCGTCTTTTGATAACAGCTAAAGCTGATGGGACGAACCGGGATACAGCGATTTACATTGAGTGGGGTGAAGAGTGATTACGATGAATTTGTCCTCTTGGGCTGATTACAAAACCCTGGTGTCCAGTAAGATGCTGTTGATGCAGTATTCGGAAACTGCTTCTACTTATCACGTTTTCTCCTCGGAAGCCAATGTATTTATGTGGTGCATTTCCCTCCTAAAAGGTTCATCTGATGGGACAGATTTTGAAAATAATTACAAATCTACGATAAATAAACCTCTCGAAAATAAAGCTGGAGCAGGACGACCAGAACGGGTAGCTGCGTCTCCTCAGCCGAATAACACAGTTGAGCATTGGAAGGGTTATCAGATTGCTTTAACTTCTGGAAATCAATCCGCGTATGTAGACGTTGAGTTTTCTGCGGATATTTATTTGAAAGGTGGACGAATTATTTCATTGGATGTGGATGAAGATGATTATGTCTCAGTTGAAGCTCGCTTAAAATCAAATGATGCAGTTTATATGCCTGGGTTAATTGAGACAGCATACATGCTTCCTAATGTGGCTTTATCTTTTTTAAGTGAAGAGTGTATGCTTTTTCCGTCAATTCTGAAATTACGAATTACTTTGACATGTCCAGCGGCAGATAAAAATGTGACCGCGAATATATTGGTGGATTATTTCAAATGAGTATTCAACCAGGGGATTTAATTTTTTATGTGGATACAGGAGACTCTTGGAAGCATTCGATATTTTCGTGGCTTCAGAAAATCGGTGGGGAGATGGGAGGACTGAAAGAGGGACCACTTTCTTTTACACATGTGGCAATGATATCGACGGAACCAGATTTAATTGTGGAATTAAAATGGCCTCGACCAAAATTCAGATTGTTCGCGGATGATATGAGAAAGAAAGTAATTATGAGGCCGAAGTGTCCGAATGATGTTAAGATTAGAGCAATTTACTGGTGCTATTTTAATATTGACACGAAATACAGTTTTTTGAGTATGTTGCTGGGGAAGTTTGGCTTGCAAAAGGCTTATAAAGTTTGCTCTGGATGGTTAGATATGGCTTACAAAGAAGCTGGGTATGTCTTATCTACTGATGGAGATAAACTTGTGAGCCCAAATGAACTTTACTCAAGTGACAAATTAATAAAAGTGGAGGAATAATATTATGCCAAACGTAACACTACAAGCTGTTAAGACTGCTCTTCAGGTTGCTGTGACGAATTCCGATGGGGAACAAGATATCGTTAATGTGGCTGCTGGTGCTTCAGTTATTTTGGATTCGACGATTGTTGCCCGGTCTCAAGGTATTTTCGCGATGGTTGCTGATGGTCGATTGGCTGTGACTGCTGGTTCGATGCCTTCTGCGGTGTATACGGATGTTCCTGCTCCTGCTCCGGGTGCTTCTGCTGCGGATGTGGCTCTCAAAGCCGCGAAAACGACTGCGATTGCAACTTCGGACTTGGTTGTGACGGCTCTCGTTGATGCGACTGATGATGCGACGGTGTGGGCTTTGGCGAATGATTTGAAAGCCAAATACAATCTCGCCGTTGCTTTGGTCAATGAGCTGAAGGCAAAACTTAACACGATGAATGCCTAAAAATTGGATAGGAGGAAATTATGGAGCGACTAATGAAGCAAGGGCTTGACCCAATGACCGGCAAAGACCGGATTGGTCAAGATATTGAAGAACGCTCTTATGGAAAATTAGCTCCCGCTACTTCCTGTAAGGTTGTTGATGTGAATAGGAATGCTCCTAATTTCCATAGAGCGACGATAGATGTGAATTCCCCGAATGCTGTGAAGGATGTGGAATTCTCAGAAAAGAAAGCAGAAAATAATTCTGACAATACTCGTGATTCTGAGTTATCGACCTTTGAAAAAGGTGCGGACAGCATCAACGAGAACGCGAAAGATGTAATTAAAGGAGGAAGGTAATTATGGATACGAGAGGTTGGAAACCTAAAGATGTGGGAAATCCCAGCGAAATTCCTGGTTCTCGGACTGGTGAAAATCGTCATGCGGTGAAAGCAGCTGTTTGGAATCCGCCACAAGGTCTATCTCGTCAAGAGGGACCTGGGGTTGAGATGGACAATATGGGGAATGCTCATAGTAATCATGGAGCAGAACTTCATGCGACTCGGGAAGCAGATAATGTTGATGTGGCCCCGACTGTTCCATTGTCTTCTTATGAGGGCGTGAACCCAAATGGTGCTGCTGGCGGAGTTGCTTTAGACGATGGATTCCGGGTTGCTCTTCATGACCGCGAATTGCGTCCGTCTGTTAGCAGTCTTGCTCCTCAGAGTTCTTCTGTTATGGGATCGAGCTTTGAAGCTATCAATAAAGGCAATCCTCAATGGAAGCGAGCTGTAATTCCTGGTGGGTCTTTTGAGAGCATCACTGAAGATAAATTCACAGGTGATGGAACGAATCCCCGCAATGTGGAAGACATGAGCGATAAATTGGCCGTGAAAGAGCAAGGTCAGTTCAAAAGCACTGTTTCTAGACGCCAGGGATAAATGGATCATTCTCCTGTCGATTTAGCTCTTCAAAAAGAGCCACTTCGACCTATGAGCAAACGTCGTGAAAAATTCAAACGATGGATGCGACATAGGGATTTTCCCACATTAACGTGGGATGATCTGAAGAGGGAGAATGTGACTCACGAGAATATCCGCGTCCCTGGAAGGGGACAAGGAACGAGGTGGTAGTGTGAGCGAATGGCATAATCCAGGTCGTCATAGTGGATTGAAAATAGATGTCACCCCGAAGAATCTGCCAGATCAGAAGAGATACATGCAAGATGAAGGGGAGCCTGTTATGCCGTTGATAATTCCATTGATAAAAGAACAGCCGAAGAAAGAGGAAAAAGATGCCGACAGTGACATTTAATCCGGTCCCATTAAAAGAGATAACGAATCAGGTTTTGCAATTCTGCGAATCCTATTCAGGGATTAAATTTCATCCCTATCAGATTCAATTCGCCAATAGGGTTATCGAGAGCATAGTGCAAAATGATGGTGAAGAAATTACTGCGCTATTCAGTCGGCAGAGTGGGAAGACGGAAGCGATATCTGTGATTGCGGGAGGGATGGCTGTTATCCTCCCATTTATGGCGCGACTTCCCCAATACGAGCCTGATAAGCGCATGAGACGATTCAAGAATGGTTTGTGGATTGGTATTTTTGCTCCCATTTTAGAGCAATCACAAACGACATTTGACCGCGTTCGTGGTCGGATGAATTCAGAACTCGCCAAACAAATCTTCTCTATCCCTCAGATGTCAGTCCGATTCGATTCTAATAATGGGAATTGTGTGGCATTAAATAATGGGTCAATGATTATGTGTATGAGCGCGTCAGATAATTCTCATATCGAATCAAAGACTTTTCATTTAATTATTTGTGAAGAGAGTCAAGAGATATCGAACTCGAAATTGCGGAAATCCATTCATCCGATGGGTGCTTCTACTAACGCGACGATTGTAAAAATCGGAACTCCTTGGACGCGAAAAGGAGATTTTTACGACGCGATTCAACGAAATAAAAAGAGACTTCTTTCCGAGAATAAAAAGAATCATTTCGAATATGATTATCAGATAGCCCAGAAGTACAATCCCCTCTATGCAAAATACATTGAAAAAGAAATGAACCGTCTGGGATATGACTCGGATGAATTCCGCATGAGCTATCGTTTGCACTGGATTCTTGAACGCGGAATGGCAATGGCTCCAGATTTATTGGAAAGACTTGGCAAAGATTACAGCGGAAAAACGTATGATATAGTGGATGTTCGCAGAAATAGTAAACAAGTAGCTGGACTCGATTTAGCAAAAGCGACTGACTCAACTGTTCTGACAATTATGGAAGTAGATTATAACCATGTAACTGCAGAGGGATTTTATTACAAGAGAATTTTGAACTGGTTAGAATTGTACGGAGATGATTATGAAAGTCAGTTCTATCAGATTCGAGATTTTCTCGCTAATTATAATGTCGAAAAGATGTGCGTAGATTCAACTGGTGTTGGTGATCCTATCGCAGATAGATTAACTGCTTCTCTTCCCAGTATTCATGTCATTCCCTATAAATTCTCCCGCCCGAGTAAATCTGATTTGTATAAATATTTCTTGAACGATTTGTACGGAGAACGGGTTCGATTTCCAAATACTGGAAATGCGCAGAAATTACGACGCCAAAGAATGTTTGTTCAGCAGATGATGGATTTAGAAAAACGCTATGAAGGAGAATATTTGGTATGCGCTCATCCTGACGAGAAAGATGCCCATGACGATTTTCCCGATAGTGCTGCATTAGCGAACTGGGCTGTTCGAGAAGAAGATATCCCGGTGATGGAAATGAGCGCAGGGGCATATGGTCGTTAAAGGAGAGTGAAATAATTTATGGCTAGAGGAAAACTTACAGGTGGATTCGCAGAAGGTAGTGGAAGAGCAAAAGAGCCCCAGAAATGGATTACATGGCATGGGCATCGGTTTCCTGTTAAAGCAAAAGAACTTCCCGCTGAAGAAAAATTGCCTGCTGAATTTAGATTTCGTGCTAGAGAAATAGGAGCTACTCCTGCCCAAGAATTTGAAGAGAATGTTAATAAAGGGGTCAAGCATTTCTCAGATGTAATGGGGAATACTTTAGCGACTCATGCTGTGATGCCGAAAGTGGGTCCTTTGGGTCATATCGCGACTGCATTGGCTTTGGGAAATGTGGCTGTTTCCGCAGCAAATGTGGCTCAACATATTCGGAATAGCAAAGAGTATTATAAGCAGACTTCTTATTCTGGAGAAGAGAAAATTTTGGGAAAATTAGCCGGAGAAATTCAAAAACTTACCTATGCCAAGGAAGGACTTGAAACAGATTTAAGGGAAACATATGACAAATCTGGCCAAGAAAGAATTAAATCTGAAGTAAGAACTCTAAATGAAAAGCTTCAAAAATATCGGGATGATGTAAAAACGACATTGGGTAGAATTCATCATCCAAAATATTCTGAATATTTATCAAAAGAGGATATTCATACCGGACCAAAAGCTTATGCTGTGTTTGGTGAAGAATTGTCTGGAGATCAATTATCGAAGGTTGTGGAAAAAGCTCGCATTCGTAAAGAAATTCTTGATTTGGCCGATAAAGTAGGAAGTCAAAGACTCGCGGAACAGCAACTTTATAAGGAAGCGAAGAGTGATGAATTGGAAGCTCGGGATAGTGATAATGTTATCAAGAGACTCCATACGAAATTAAAGCGGGATGTCTTTGATGAATATATCAAAGAACGGTATGCATCAGGTCCCGTTGTTTACGATACTCCAGCTTCGAAGCTTCGAATTATTGGGCCGTTAAAAAAGAGAGGTTAATAAAATGGAAATCCCACAGATTAAGTTACAGAAAGATGAAAAACCGGTCGTTGAGACGACGGAACATGTTGTCAATGTTCATACCGCTTTATTGAATGCGCTTGTCGAAATACTGATGGAGAAGAACATCATTACGGAAGATGAGCTGGTCTTAAAGGCAATAAAAGTAGGGTCAAAACCATTACACGAGGAGGAATAATAAGATGGCAATAAGAAAGAGTAACGCCGGATTTCGGCGCACAGTTAAAAAAGCAAAAGTCATTGGAAGCAAGATGGTGAGTGGAGCAAAGAAACTCGGCTCTTCTGCCAAAACTTTTGCGTCTAAACCTGGAGTTCGTAAAGCTGGCAAATATGCACTTGCTGGTGCTGGTGCTGGAGCTGCAGGTTATGGGGCATATAAATTCGCCAGAAAACATCCTAAGACCGCGACTGCGGTTGGGGTAGCTGGAGCTGCTGGAACAGCTGCTTACCTCCATCCGAAATCACGCGCCTTTATGAAAGCTGGTTTAGCGAAGGGAATGGCCAAAGGTGCTGCGATGAAGTCAAAATATTCCCCTAAAATCGCTGCGGGAGTTGCAAGAATGAAGGGCCTATTGAAAAGAGCCCCGAAGGTCTAAATCTCGTGATATTAAAATTGACCCTTTGAATAGATAGAGGGGTGGGAGTTAATTCCCATCCCTCTAATATTCTTTTGGTCAGAAGGAGCATTTATGCCGGAAGGGATATTTCGAAAATTAAGAAAAACTGGTCTTGTTAAATCATTGTCTGGAAAGAAAAAATCTTTTGGACAACTGAGAAAAATTGCTGAGGCTAAAAAGCCGACTCATTTCACCAGCACAAAAAAGTATTTCGAGGGTATCGAGCAAGATGCCAGAGAACACGGAAAACTTGGTTGGTGGGATTGAAAAGGGGAAACTAAGTGCTTTTTAATAAAACAAGCCAGGAGGTTGATAAGGGCCCACTCGGTCTGGAGATGTCCGAGACAGACCGACAGCGCGTATTACGCTATTCAACTTATTGGCAATTTTATTTAGGCCGTCAGTGGGCCTGGAAGAGAGAAGAAGGCGAACCTCAGATGACCTTTAATTATGCAAGGGCATTTGTGGATAAGTCTGTGTCTTTTCTTTTTGGGAAGGGTTTCAATTGGGTAATTAAAGATGAGAGAACTCGACAAATAATTAATCCCGCGCTGAAAACGATATGGAAAGATAACAACCAAGTTTTATGGGGAATGGAAGCCGGCCAAATGGGTGCTGTTTCTGGGGACACATTTGTGAAGGTGGGTTGGGAAGACCCCAATGAATTTAATTTGCTGAAGAAAGGACGAGTCCGAATGATTATCTTGGATTCATCTCATTGCTTTCCTGAATGGCATCCGCATAATAAAGATGTCATGACCTCTTTCCGCATTTCTTATATGTATGAAGTTCCTACCTTGAAGGGTCAAAAAACCCGCAGAAAATACACAGAAATTCTGACTGGGGATAAATTTATTATTCTCGACGGAGATACACGCTATGAGTGGGATAACGGTTTGGGATTCATTCCGATTGTTCACATTAAGAACCGTCCTATTGCTGGTGGTACTTATGGGCTCTCTGATCTTAATGATTTTATCGGCCTTAATCGCGAGTATAACGAGAAGTCTACGAACATCTCAGATATTATTAATTACCATCAAGCACCGATTACGGTTGTTTATGGCGCGAAGGCTACATCGCTGGAGAAGGGAGCAAACAAATTATGGTCAGGACTCCCCAAAGACGCCAAAGTAGAAAACTTGCAGATGCAGTCGGATTTGAATGCATCTGTCGAATATCTGCGCATGTTAAAAGAGTCAATGCACGAATTAACTCAGGTGCCAGAAGCAACGTTAGGAAAGCAGCAAGCTGTTTCGAATACATCGGGTGTTGCGCTTCATGTCCAATATCAGCCCTTGATGGAACAACGCGCAGTAAAGATGCTGACGTTCGGAACAGGGATTTCGAAGATTAATAAGATGGCTTTGACGATTTATGGGATTAAAAACGGAGTTAATTTTGAAGAAGAATGCAATAACGAAAATGCTTTAGAGACACAAGTTACTTTTCCAGACCCATTGCCGAAAGACCGATTAATTTTGCTTCAAGAAATAACCCAGAGAATGCAACTTCCATTCCCATTGGTTACGCCTCCTATGGCTTTGGAAATGCTGGGAGATAATGATATTGATAAAACGCTGGAACACATTATGCAGTGGATACCGTATATGCAGCCACAAGCTGCTACAATGCCTCCACCGCAAGGTGCGGGGGATGTTCCAGATGATAACGAAGATGTGAAATCAGATGTGGCAAGAAATATATCGAATTCAGTTCAAGCACCGTCGGGGATGACTGCTGCGACTGCGACTAATGCTGGCGGGTTTTTGAATAAAGAGACAATGACGCCCAGAGGTGCGGTACAGAGTGATTTAACCTCGATAGTGAGAACTGACCCGGGATGGTAAGATATGCCGGACCTAAGGATTCAGGGCGGGTTAAAGACGATAGCGCAAATAGTAAGTGCAAGAGCGAGCGTCATCAAAGAAGGGTCTACATCGCAGGCAGGGATTCGAGAAATCTTAATGCAATGCGGAGAAGAAGGAGTAGCAGCTTCGATAGCTTATATGGACATCGGTGGAATTGGTGGGCATAGAGATATCGACCCTTACGAGTTTGAAGTAACAGGAGGACACTCTGGAAGGAGGTCTTCCGAGAAGTTGTGGGCTCATTGTCATCAGCATGGAGAGACTCATTCTTTTATCATGGCGCGAATTTTTTGGGCCATAAAGACAGATAAGAGAAAAATAGGTGGGTATCCATATATTATGAAGGGAATCAGTAAAAAGAAATCTTCACAGATGACAGGTGAAGAGAAGTGGCAAAAGACTGTTGAAGAGCTTTCTCAACAGCCCATGAATTTAGGTGGTGAGGGAGAAGCACCAGATGTTGGGCCTTTCCCTGGCTACAGGTCAGAGAATGACTAAAACAAAGACAAAGGAGATAGACATGACAACAAAAATGGAAGAGAATAAAGAGGACATGACGGGTGGGGCTGCAAAGAACACCAACCCGGATGATGTGAAAGATGGATTGCACATCGGTGGTGAGAATGGTGGAGCCAGCAAAACGGATGTTAAAGAGCTGCTGGAAAAGGTCCGTAAGGAAGAGAAATCAAAACTCTATCCGCAGATCGACCATCTCAAGAAGTCTGTCGAGCAGTTGCAGAAGCAAAATGAATTGCTGGTAAATCAGCTTTCTTCAGTACAAGAAGACGAGAAGAAAAAGGGTGAAGCAAAATTGACTGAAACTCAACTAATACAAAAACAGATGCAAGAAATAACACGACAAAATGCAGTACTTCAGGCACAGTTAACGACAATGCAAGAAGAGTCTCAGAAAGCAATTACTATCGCCCAATTAGACGCCTATAGGACACGAAAGATTGCAGAATCAGGTGGAGAACTTATCCCAGAATTGGTTTTCGGGGAATCTGAAGCCGAAATCGACGCAGCCATCATCGCTTCAAAACAGCGATACATAGAAATCAGAGCAAGTGTAAAAGCATCCCTAAAACAAAACATGAAAGAAACCTCCGTACCTCCAGTGGGAGGGACTCCTCCATCAGACGCAGTAAGTGGTCGTCAGAATGCGGAAGAATTAACCGCAGAGATGATCGCCAATATGCCCGTAGAACAGTGGGCCAAAGAGAGGCAAGGAATCCGGCGTCAGATTGACGCTCAAATGAAGGATTTCTTCCGCAGAGGTCCTCGTTAAGCGGGTTATTGAAAATAATCCAATAATGGAGGAATGAATCATGCCTTATCAATACGTTCAACAGAACATGACCGCTGCAACCGCAGCCGGTGCGGCTGGTGGTGGCTATCAGCTATCCCAAGCGATCATGCTCGTTTACTCGAAAGAAATCATGTTTTGGGCTCAACCGGTCCTGAAATATGACCAGTTCGCTGTTAAGAAACTCGAACTTGGGGTGACTCCTGGCTTGACTGTCAATATGCTCCGGTACAACAATCTCGTTCCTGGCGGAACGCTGGTTGAAGGTACTCGGATGACGACTCAGCCTCTCACTGGTCAGCAAATTCCTATCACTGTGGCTGAAAAAGGTAACGCTATCAGCGTTTCCGAACTTCTCCTGCATGTGAGCTTCGACGATGTTATGGCCTCTGCAGCTAAACTGTTGGGCTTTGACATGGCGAAAGTGCTGGATGCTGAACTTCGTGACAGCTACATCGGCTGCACGAACGTCGTGTATGCCAACGCAAAAGCCAATCGTAATGCGATGGTCAATGCCGACAAATTCAATACCGCGCTCATCAAAGACGGTGTTGAAAGTCTCAAGACTAATGACGCTCCTCAACTCGCGGGTGGGTATTATGTTTGTTTCGCTCATCCTCATCAGCTCCGTGGTCTGCGTGATGATCCCTTCTGGATTTCCGCGCAACATTATGGAGCCCCGGAAAACCTGTTCAATGGCGAAGTGGGCCGATATGAAGACACAATCTTCATTGAAACCACAATGCAGCCGAACGGTCGTCCGATTGCTGGTGCGCCTGCGAATTACAACACGATGGGTTACAACGCTGCCTTGGACAAAGTTGCTACTCCTGCCCTTGGTGCTGATGTGGTCTATCAAGCTGTTATGTTCGGAGACAATGCTGTGGGTAACGCTATTTCGCTCCCTGTGGAAATGCGTGATAACGGCATCACCGACTTCGGTCGTGAGCATGGATTGGCGTGGTACAGCATTTGGGGAACAGGGAGATTAACAGATGTCAATATTGTTCGGTTAGAATCGGCCTAAATTATGGAAAAAGTCAATCCTTGGTGGGTAACTGGACTTGTAGATGGGGAAGGGTGTTTTTGTGCTTATCCTCGCTATGGTCATAACAATAGTCGT